ATTTCCATTTCCATTTCCATTTCCATTATTATTTAAAAACTCATTTGTATAAATTAATATTGTTTGCCTTTTAAAAAAATCATAATTTGTATCTAAATTATTTGGTTTTCTTAATGCTTTGTAATTTATTGTTTGTTGTGTTCTATCGTGAATTGGGTCATATGTTGCTATTTGTGCTTTATCATAATCAAATATATATGTTTTAGATCCATATATGTAATTTTCTTTCTGATCTTGTTTCTCTTTTAATACTACTGTTGATTTCATAAATACTATATTTGGATACGGGTATTTAATGTTATTTTCATTATTAGATCCAATTGATAAACAATAATCTGCATCTACAATTGTATCATTTAATACTTCAAGACCAAATACATGATGAGGCAAGTTAGACATATTGAATACTTGTGGTAAATTATAAATACTTCCTAAAATTGGCCTGTATGTTCTTCTAGGAATACTGACTATTAATACGCCATTCGATCCAATAACTGATAATGATATTGATTCTAATTTACCATTATATATAATAGGTTGAATGGTATTTAATGCACTTTGTACAGTAATTGTTTGAGATTGAATTATATTTGGCATTTGGATTCCTACTGTTGGTAATCGAATATAAATCATTGGAACTTTAGTAACTTGAGTATAGTTAACAGGAATATTTAAAGTACTTACATGCATATTAGAATTTGTTCCATTATTAAACAAAGGGAATACAGTAGGAGTACTTAATACAGTAGCACATCTGAACGCAAAAGCAGTTAAAAGACGACGAATAATGACATTTTCATCACCAATCATTATGAGATCTGGGGCATCGTGAGTTGATAATTTACAATTATCAATATGTGCCATAAATTCTGCTGCATCAAATGATTCATCTGTATCATAATAGTCACCTTGTCTAAGTCTAAGAACATTTTTCCATAGTGTTACTTGAAGCATGACACGATTAAGAATGTCTTTGAGAGGAGAATCAGCGTTACAAACAACATCAGTAGGGTCAGTTACAAGGTTGTATAACATAAGATAGCTATGATAAGTACTAATTGGTTCACCAAGATATTTGCATCTTAAGATGTAAGCAAGATTGGTAAATAAGAAATATTCGTCAAATCTTGTTATTTTTGGAAGGAACATTGCAGCAACAACAGGATGAATAAATGATAATAAATTAGCTTGACTATAATCTATATTAGTATTAGATTGAAGTATTAAAGAATTATAATTATAAGTAATAGACTGTAATGTTATTTGTTGCCATATCACTCTATTCATATCATAGAGCGTAATGATATCTTTAACTAAATTGTGATCTTCATCGCTTATGTGGATTTTATCATTAGCATAAGGATCATCACCGAATACTTTAGCCATATTTGTATTCGGTACTAATACATCATATTTATTAGCGTTATTACGCATATTTATAGATTTTTGATAATATTGTCTAAAAAGTTCAAATTCTTCTTCAGTAAGCTTATATTTCTTTTTGTATTTAAGAGCTTTATTGAGAATAACATGTAAAGGATAACCGTGCATGCCATATTTATGTTCAATAAGTTTAATAAATTTGATTGAACGTTTTCGAATAGAAGATAATTTTTCAAAATAAGCTTCTTGGATCATATCAAATACTTTATCATCGCCAAATTTATGTCTAAGTTCTTTCATTGAAACTCTATCAGCTCCTCTTTTAATTAATTCGGATACTTCTCTTTCAATATTAATATTACTCATTATATATATATATAATATATAATATTTTTAAATTTATTATTATATATTAAAGTATAAAAACTATAAACTAATGGATTATGTGCAACTAATGTTTTATCAATTAAAACTAAAGATTTAAATTTTTTTAAAATCTAGATCTAATAAATTGTTTTAAATTATACAATGATATGTATTTTCTAACTGTGTATTTTTTTCATAACTTTCTAAATATATCATTAAAAAATGCAATAAACAAATAGTTTTTTGTAATGGTAATACAGCTAAATTATATTGTTTCATTAAATTATTAATTGCTATTAAATCCATATTATTAAAGGTAATACAAGCTTATAGAAACGTGTAACTCGTCTTATTTATTTGATTAATCTAAACCTTTAAAATATATACATCTACAACCATTTATATCTCGATCAATTATTTTTTTACAATTGTCACAATTATAAATTTTTATTTGATCCTAAAAATAAAAAAATCATATTATTAATGCATATATATTTGTTTGTGATATTGTATCTGATTACAAATATGCATAAAATATTTTTTGATTATGTTAATTTATTTTTCTCTTTACTTTGCTTAAAATCATATACTGTTCTATGAAATCTTTTCTTTACTTTAGTATTTTTTACTACTTCGTCCTTGCTCCTGCAAGGAGCAGGAGCACAGCGTGAGCTGCGCTCTCGTCCTCATCAATACCTTTTTTTACTAAATTATTCATATATGGAGATATTTTTATGTCATCAGCACCAGGAGGTGCTTCAGCATCCTCCAGCTGATGCTGGCGAGCAGCTTCAGCTGTGAGAATGTCTTCGTTTTCTATTAATAAATTAACATCGTCTATTCTTCGAGGTATAACTATTTCAAATAAATCTTCTTTATCTACTGTTCTCCAAGTTTTATCTTTGTAGCAAAGCTAATATATTTTAGCATCGTTACTTCTTAAATTTGTAAATGCTATATTCTGATATTGTGGTAATCTTGGATTGCAGTTTAATTTTTTAGCACACATAACAGAACAAAACATTCCAGCATTTAAAATTGTTTTCTTTTCTTCTTGTGTTAAATCATCAAGATTCTCCATTCCAAAAGGCACTAAATTTACATTTATATTATTGATTGTATTATTGTTATTAGTTGTGTTATTATTAATATGATTTGTGTTATTATTATTGTTATTATTATTTGTTTTAATTGTTTTATTATTTTCAAAACATTTATTAACCAAATTATTTAATGTTGAAATTATGAAAACTTTAACAAAGTTTTCATAATTCGCTTTGCTTGTTTTCAGTTTCTAATTCTTTAATTTTATTAATTAATAATTCAAAATCTTTTTTTAAATTAAATAATTCAATTTCTAATTTATTACATTTTTCTTCATATTGTTTATTATTTTTTTCTAATTCTAAATTTGTATTTAAATTTTCAGTTAGAATACATGAATATTTTCTATTTATATGAGCTTGATATGATTGTTTTCGATTAAAATTTTTATTACATTTATTACATATATAAAGTACCATCTTATTATTATATATTAATATTTATTTTTTTAAATTAAAAATGATAAAGCAAAAAAAAACAGTAAATTTATGATTTTTGACAATAAAATAGTCATTTTTTGATATATAGTAACAAAAAATGCATATACTTATTAAAAACTAAAATTATAATTATCTAATAATAAATATTTTAAAATTTTTCTTTGTGAGAGAGAGAGACTTTTTAAAAAAAAATAGCTTTTAAAGTTCCATTAATTTTAATTTTTTTATATAATCAAGTGTTATAATTTGTTAAAATTTGTAATATTTCATTAAAAATATTCCTTTCTATACTCGTTCATTTTTGATATTATGATGTTTAATTCAATATTATTATTGTGTTTAATTATAATATTATGATGTTTAAATAATAGAGTTATAATAGAGATTATATTTATAACTTGCAAATCAATTTTTTAATCAGTAGTTATAAAGTAATAATTTATTAAATTATACACAATCTACGCTCATATCCATATGTAATATAAATATTACAGCTAATTAGTCTGAGACTATTGCTATTAAGCCTGTAATTATGATATCACATTACATTTAGCTAAACTGTTCCACCGTATGTACATAATCTATCACACACAATAAGTAATTGAGCACCGTTTATTGATAATACAATGTAGTCCTTCTAATCCAAGCGTGTGTACTTTGAATTGGTGATAATAAAAATTTTTAATTTTTTTAGTACAGTTAAATTGAATATTTATATATTAGATTTATAAATATTCAATATTTTTATATAAAATATATTTTACTTGTGCAAAAACAAAAAAAAATTGATTTTTTTTTTAATTAATAAACTCTTTTATTTTTCTTAAGTGAACAACAAGACGCCAACATCTGAGAAACTGATGTCTCAATCCAAGAAATTGTTTCCTGTCAAGTTTTTGAATGGAATCACTCTGTCCAAGAGCACTGTAATTATGGTATCCGACATGATAAGTTTGCTAGATCTTCTTAATGAGTCTTCTGATATATCAAGCCTAATATTAACTCTTATACCAAGATACATATTTAGATTACGTCTAACATGTAAAGGAATGAAAGAAATGTTAGAAGTTGCTAATATTAAATTAAATATCAATATAAAGAAGAATTACAACATAGGAAAACTATTAGAAAAGTTAAATAAGTTGAATTTATGGTGTACAGTGATAAACTTAGGTATTATAGATGTAAGAGATGTAGGTGCGCGAGAAACTGTTCGTATGTTACGTGTAAATACCACACTACAGAAATTATTTCTTAGCTCCAATGATATAGGAGATGACGGTGCGCGAGAAATTTCTGAAGCATTGTGTGAAAATCGCACTTTGCGGAGTTTAAACCTTGGGTCCAATTGCATAGGAGATGACGGTGCGCGAGAAATTGCTCGTATGTTACTTGTAAATAGCACTTTGCGGAGTTTAAACCTTGGGTACAATTGCATAGGAGATGACGGTGCGCGAGAAATTGCTTGTATGTTACGTGAAAATAGCACTCTACAGATTTTAGACCTTTATTCTAATGGAATAGGAGATGACGGTGCGCGAGAAATTTCTGAAGCATTGTGTGTAAATAGAACTTTGCTGCGTTTAAACCTTGGGTTTAATGAGATAGAAAAAAAGGGCGGACAGGCAATTGTTAGTGCATTGTGTGTAAATATAACTTTGCGGAGTTTAAACCTTGATTTGAATAACATCGGAAATGACGAAGATTTGTCAATCGATGAGGCTTTGTGTGTAAATAGCACGCTGCAGGAGTTATACCTTTGGGACCGTTGCAAACGGTATGCAGGTATCAATGCGGAGTTTAAACCTTGGGTATCAATAGGCATAACATATAATAATTAACACCTCGTTTTTTTAATAAAATTATGGAAAAGAATATTATTTATTTCTTGCATAAAGCTAATATATTTCTTACATGAACTTTCTAGAACTTTATAAATGTAGTTCATACAAAAAGTTCTGTTAGTGTATGATTTTCACGCAAAGCATTACTTACTTGTTTTTTCTCATTTTTACTAAGGTCATTACATCCAAGATCTAGTGATATTATTGTGTTATTATTGCGCAATGCATCAACAATTGCATCTACTCCATATTTTTCAAATTTATTATTACTAAGGTTAAGGACTTTAAGTGTGGTATTCACGTATAAAGCTTCTGCAATTGCGCGTGCTCCATTTTCTCTTAACTTATTGTGTTCAAGACTAAGTATTTTAAGAGTTTTATTCACATGTAGTACTTTTGAAAGTTCTAGTGCTCCATTCAATCCAATTTTATTATGTTCAAGGTCAAGTTCTGTGATTGTCTTATTAACACGCAAAGCATCAGCAATTGTTATTATACCTATTTCACTACTGAAACTATTTCTTCTAAAATAATTATGACTAAGGTCGACTGATGTCAGTGTGGTATTCACACGTAAAGCATCAGCAATTGCCAGTGCTCCTTTCTCTCCTGACCAATTATTACTAAGTTTGAGCGTCGAGATTGTGGTATTTAAATACAAAGCTTTTGCAATTTTTTGTATTCCATTCTCTTTCAAATTATTCTTACTAAGATTTAGATTTGTTATCGTAGTATTCACGCATAATGCTTTAGCAAATTCATGTATTTCATACTCTCCTATGTTATTACTATCAAGATTAAGTTTTACAATCGTGGAATTTTCCTTAATCATATTTGCAATTGCAATTAAATATTTTTTAATATTCATGACTACTTCATAATCTGCATCTGTATAATAATTTTCAGTCGCGTATACATTATTCCATCCAATATCTAATGAAGTTATTGTTTTATTATTGCATAATGCATTAATAATTTCATACCCTCTACTCTTTTCAAGTTCAATGTTTCTAAACACAAGTACTTTAAGTGTAGTATTTACACACAATGCTTTAGCAATTGTATGTCTTGCATTTGCATCTAACTTATTATAACTAAAGTCGAGTGATGTCATTGTAGAGTTAGATGATCCGAAGGAAACTGTACATACATGTGAAGTGTATCTAGAATTAGCCTCTAGACAATTTGTAAATTGACTATCATTAAATAATTCTTTGATGATAGCTTCGCCAGTTACACCTTCAAAATGATAACCGGTAAAGCTAATTGATCTTATTAAGGTATTTTTATTTAATTCTTCAAGCTTATTTAGCAATATACTGATGTCTGGAAACTTATTACTAATCTTACTAATCTTAACATGTATTCCTAGTTTTACACTTTGTAGGTAATTGTGTATTTCTTTTGATACTCTATACATCATTATGGTTTGTTTTTCAGGTATCAGAATAGTCAACGCGTCATACGAGATCTTCTCTATAATATCTCTAATATTCATAATGTCACTTATATATTAGTGGCTTTGTGTATAATATATTTAAAAATAATTAAATGCTTATAATAATAATAAAAATCAATTTTTTTATAAATTAACTATAAAGATACAAATGTAATTCTTTTATAAAGGTATATAATTCTTTTAAACATTTATTTATTATAATTTTTTTATTATAATAATATATTATAATGTCAAAACTAGAAAAACTACAAATAAAAAATAATAAAAGAAAAGAATTAATAGAATTATCTGGTTTATATGGTTGGTTTTCTTCAAAATATAATGATAGAAGTGGTAATAAAGTTTCAGAAGATCCAAGATATGGTACTAAAGAACATAATTATATTAGTGATTTAGAAAATGGTGATAAAATAATAGATTTTTTAAATAAATATAAAAAAACGTCTTATTATGAAGGTATTAAATCTTTTAAATTTGAAGCTTTTACTGATAATGAAAAAGATAATAAATTAATACAAAATATGATAAATATAGCATATAGTATAGAAAATAATAATTATCCAGAAACTATTAATTGGTCTGAATTAAATAAATTAAGAAGAATGCAATATAGAGGATATGGAAATAATTTAGCTAAAAAAATAATAAACGAGCAAGCAGACGAAGCCAAAACAAAATTACAAACTGAATTAAAAGAAGAAATTAGACAATTATATGAATTAACAAGTAAAAGAACTTGCGAAGATCTATATAAATTACCAGGACAAACTAATATTGCTTCTCCAGAAAATAAATTATTATTAGAAGATTTATTAATTGAAGAAAATATAGAAGGACGGCAATTCGTATTAGGAAATAGAGAAGTTACTAAAAAATATGAAAATAACAATAAAGTATTAATTGGTCCTTGGACTGATCCAAGTAAAAAAACTGGTGCTATTGCATGGAATGTCATGATTAATAAATCATCTATTCGTTGTATATTACAACATTCAAAATTATTATTTCCATTAAGAACTATATTGAGTACAAATCCATATGATTTATTGTATGTAAATATTAAAGATAATAAAGATTTAAAATTTATGGGATTTTTTTTAATTAGATATGAATTAGATAATATAGACAAAATACCGGATGATATAGCTAAACAATGTGAACATTTATATTCTTATGCTGGTAGTAAACCACACGAAAGTAAAGAACAATATTATGTAATGTTTGTATTTAAAAATACAAGTGATAATGTATATACTGAAAATTATATACCAGGTAAATATCAATTAGTTAATTTTAGAAATAATATGATAGCATGGGGTGATGTTGGAGAGCAACGTCGAATTTTATCATTAGAAATAAGACAACAAATGTGTATGTATGTTCATGATAAAATACAATTATACTTATTATTAAAAAAAAATAAAAATAAAGATAAAGATATAGATAATATTTTAAAAAAATGTGATTTACAAATAAATTTAGAAAGACCACAATTAATTTTAAACAGACAAAAACCAGAATTAAAAAATAATAAAAAAAAGAACTTTACTGAATGTACAGAAGCGTGGTATCATTCAGAAACATTTAAATATTTACAAGATAATAATATATCTTTATTGACTGAAGAAAATGATATTCATATATTAGCATCAAAATGTTATATTAGTGAAATAAAAGAAAAATTAAGAACAAAATGTAAAATTATTAAGAATGACGATATTGGTTTTGAATTTGAATATAATGATGAGTTTTATTGTATAATGTATTGTCATTTTTTATGGGAAGAAAAACGTTTTTGTTTAAAACATGGAAAAATTGATGAAGAATTAAAATTAGAATATAAAAAAAATTTTTGTATTGATGACGATTGTATATTAGAAAGAGATAACATTAGATTTCGAGAATTAGCTAATCACTTACAAAAAGATTTAATAGGAGGATCAAATAATAAATTTTATTTAGATAAAATAAATAAAATTATAAAAAAAAATAATAAAATTATAACAAAAAATAAAAATAATGAATTTGATAATAATCATTTTTATCATAAAAATAATATATTAAATAAAATTTTTAATATTAGTAGAAATACTAATAATATTTTATTTAATATTAATGATAATAACCATGTATATATTAAAGGTAATGATGTTATTAATGATACTAAATTAATAAATCCTCAATCACTTGCATTAAGTATATGTTTACAATATATAAGTAATAATATATTATTAGTAACATGTAATATTCATTTTGCAGATATTATATTAAATAATTATAAAAATATAAATATAACTATTATAGTAATAAATTGTTTTACAATATCAAGTTTTATATTATTAAAAAAAAAATATAAAAATTTAATAAATATATATTTTGCTGGAAATATAATTAATTATTATTTATATGAAACAATTGTAAAAATATGTAAAAATAATAAATATGATACAATTATTATTGATTCCGGATATTTTTATAATAATAATTATCAAGAAAAAATAACTGCATTATCTATATTATTATGTAATCAATTTTTAAATAAAGGTGGAAATTTAATTAAATATACTTTTATTCCAGATAATAATTTATTTTTTAATTTATTAAATTATGAATATATTTTATTTAATAACCATACTTATAAAAATTATGATTATTTTACTTTAAATCTAAAAAGAAGTACTATTTTAATTTATTCAAAATTTAATAAATTTAATCTTGATTCGGTATTAAATGATATTATTAATTATTTAAAAAATGATTTATTTACTATTAATCTTAATAATTTATCAATAAATTTTTTAAAATTTATATATTTCAAAATAAAAAGTTTATTTATTTATAATAAAAATTATATTTTTAATAAACAAAATAATTTAAATGGTGGTTATCATTCATTGGCAAGGCAAAATATTGATAATATAATACCTGTAAAAATTAATGATTTAGATAATAATTATAAATTTAATGGTGATGTCAAAGATATGGCACCTTCATGTCATTGGGGACAAAAGAAATTATTATTTTCTGAAATACAATTCTTAACAAATGTTTGTAAAAAATTAAATACTAAATCTCTCAAGGATTACGCTGTAGTTTATGTTGGTGCCGCACATGGATTTCATTTCCCAATATTATACAACTTATTTCCTGAATTAATTTGGATATTATATGATCCTGGTAAATTTTCTAAAGAATCGTATATGCATCCAGAAAAACAAAAAGTTAAAATATTTAATCAGTTTTTTACTGATGAAACAATCAAACATGCACAACAAAATGCTGAAAATAGAAAAATATTATTTATTTCTGATATTAGAGTTACGCCTAAAGATGAACAAGTTTCTTTAGATATGATTAATCAAGCAAGATGGGGTATTTTAATGGGTGCAGATTTTATGCTTTTGAAATTCAGATTACCATATAATGAACCAAATACATTTAAACCTAAAACAATAAAAGATCTAAAATTAGAAAAAAATTTATTAATAATCATGATTTTATTGCAAAAGATACAATATATTTAAAAGGTGATATATTTTTATAACTTTATCATCCTCAATATTCAACAGAACTACGATTATTTGTTGAAAAAAATACAAATAATAAATATGATTTGCAAAATTATGATTATATAGATGTAGAAAATAAATTATTTAAATATAATTCAGAAATACGACTAATTTCAAATATAGAAGGATATGAATTTTTAAATATTATCCCAGGATACGATGATAGTTTAGAATGTGTTATGGAATATGAAATTATTAAAGATTATTATGAATATTTTCATAATATTAAAGATAAAAATATTATTATTCGAAAATTATATGATTTAAATTATTTTTTAGAGAAATTAACACATAAATTATTTATAACATGCAATATAATAAAATCACTTGATAATAATCAACATAATATTATAAAAAAAGATAGATTATTAAAATTAAACATATGGAAAGAAATTATTCAATTAAATATATCAATATCTGCTAAATATCAAAAAGATTATATCACAAAACATGGTTTAAAAATAATTGGAAAGGAAAGACTTCAAAGATCATTAAAATTTATTGAAAATTTTATTACAAAACAAACATATTATGAATTAATTATTTAGTATTTATAATTATTTTTAAACTCTCAATATGTTTTTATATATAATTAGAAAAATAAATGATATCATCATAAATATTATATAAATTATATTTTCACAATACATTGAGATGCATACCTATAATTATTAAATAAAAATTACTACTTTGTTCTACATTATATTTATAATTATCTTTATTACTATTATTTTTAATTTTATAATCCTAATAAAATTATTTGTAAATGTATAAATAAAACAATTGCATTAATTATTAATAATTTATTTTTATTTTCATCTTTTACTTTGAATAGTATTTTCTTCAGCCATTTAATATATATATTATTATTTATAATTAACTATATAATTTATAATTATCTATATACTTTATATATTCTTTTATATATGAATAAAATATGTGTATAAAATTATAAAAGTAGTAGCAGCTATATAATATATTATCCATATCTGAATAATATATTATAAAACTAAAAATTATACATATTATACATAAGTATATACATATTAATCTTAAACTTCCATTATTTATATTATTAAAATTATTATTATCTACTATTATATTTTTATTAATTTGATAATAATATGTATATAATAATCCTAATAAAATTATTTGTAAATGTATAAATAAAATTACAGACGATAATAATAATGACAGATACATATTTATCGGGAAAAGAAGCATGTCAAAAATTAGGTGTACATTCTAGAACATTATATAATTGGGAAAAATAAAAAAAAGGAAAACGATTATATAATGTAGATAAATATATAAAAGATCAAACAACAAATAAAATATATAATGATGATAATGAAGAAGAATTAAATAAATTAAAAATAATTTATGTAAGAGTATCATCTAT